CTATCTCAGTAACATTTTTCTTATTTCTTCATAAAAATATATAGATTAGATATATAAATATATTCTAATTCTTAAAATATATGATTCCGATAACGAAAGGAATTTCCTATGAATAACATGAATTTCAGATTACAGGCAGGCTGTCAGCATTGTGGTAACTGCAGCTGCTGCTCTCAAAAACCAAATAATACGGTTCCGGGATGCAATAGTCATTCTCAAAACCAGAGCAATATGACTTCCGGTTGCAACAACCACCATCAAAATCAACCACGAACATGCGATTCCGGTTGTGAGCGACCACATTACAGACCACCTGAAAATTGTGCTGATTCAATATCACATATTGATATGCACAATATTCCTATTGGAATAGGCTATGTTCCTTGGCAAAAGTGGAGAAATGTCTATGCCCTCTGCGAAGGTCTTTCACAGGGAACTATTTTTAAAGAACTTGACTATCCGTTTTACGGCTGTATTCCAAATGGATTTTGCAGTCAAAAAGGAGGTGCGAGATGAATAGAGAAAAGCATAACCTCTTGGCATATATCACCCAGGTAAGCTTCGCAATGGACGATACAGTTCTTTTTTTAGACACACACCCATGTGACAAAGATGCTCTGTGTTATTACAACAAATTAAAAAAAGAAAGAGAAGAAGCAGTAAATGAATATACACAGAAATATGGTCCACTTTCTAAATATGATGTCCCGGACTCATGTTACTGGGAATGGGTAAAAGACCCGTGGCCATGGGAATAAAAAATAAACTATTGTTGTTTATTATGGATTTTTAAAGTTTCTGTAAATTTCACGAAAAACAAATATCATTGCGTTTGACGCAGAAATGAGGAGTTTATGTTTAATTATGAAAAGCGATTGCAATACCCTGTCAATATAACAAGGTGCGACCCAAAAGCTGCAATGGTAATAATGAGTCAATACGGTGGTCTGTAGTCGAGAACTTATGATGCGAGGAAATGTCTTATATTGTCTTTTATCGTATTGTATCATATTTACGCATATTGAAATCTATTTTTACATATGCTATAATGTCGTTAGACAAAGAGAAGCTATTGTTCCGTAGTGAACACAAACAAAACCCCCGATGCTGCCAACATCGGGGGTTTTTATTCCTATTTTGTTGCGGAAGGCTTAATACCACAGGCTAATTGCCAATCATTTATCACCATCTAACCATTTGATAATGTAATGAGAAATCACACTACCCATAACAGTGACAAAAAGAGCTGCTATATACTCCGTAGTAAACACCTCCTTCCCTTGCCGGTATAGGAGATGGCAACGAACCTATTCTATCATATAAATTGACAATTTTCTACATTCAAACTCAATGCACCTTATTATAATTAAGGATAGCCTGCACAATAGCTTTCGCTACTTTATCTCTGTTAGCTTTGTAGAGTTTTGCATCGTCTGAATCCGATACAAAACACACCTCAATGAGCAAGGCAGGTTTTGCAGTCTTATTTAAAACCCTTAATCCCGATGTTGTTTTCACACCTCTGTTTCTAAAACCAATCTTAGAAAGCTGATTGCATATTCTCTTTGCTAAATCTCCTTTGACACCAGATGTATCTCTCACCCAGACCTCAGTCCCCGTCGTTTTTCTATCAGTTACTTTCTGATGAGCTGCTGAGTTGAAATGAATTGAGATGTCAATATCTCTTGTTTTGGAATTGCATTTTTCACAAATCTTTCTGAGCACATCTGTCTGACTGGTTCCGTTATTCACGGTACAATTATATGCCTTAATACCATTTTTCTTTAAAAGTGATACTACCTTTTTTGTGATTATTCTGTCCTCTTTGCTCTCATCAATATAGTCAGATGCTCCACAAGCTATCTTACCCTGTGGATTGTGACCTCCGTGTACTGTTATTGCTTTTATTTTAGCCATATTATTTTTTCCTCGCTTTCCGTGTACTTTACACACTTATTTATGCTATTCTTCACACTTTACTTCTGGAAGTCCTGCAACTGATGTCAGAATACTTACAACTCCGGCTACTACTGCCGAAGATGCTGCCAGTTTCCAATCAACATTTGCCACTGTACTTCCAACTGCGATTACAGAAACTGCAGTCTGAGCCATTGTTTTAATCGCTCTGACTGTCGCAGATTTCACCCATTTCTGAGTATCAACACTTACCTTCAACACACAATTTTTAAACATAAATAAAAACCTCCTTATTTCTTTTCTAAATCTTCTATTCTGTGATTTGCTACTTTTATATCTTCCGAATTTAAAGCTACTGATTTTTCAAGCTCATAAACCCGGTCGATTACCTGATTATGTACATCCTGCTTTTTCTCCAACTGCTCCAAGCGATATGCTACAAGAACCGTTGATTTTTTATTTGCAAAATATGCTCCACTCGCTGTGCCGAGCATTGAAATAACTGCTATTATTATTTCTATTGCGTATGCTGCCATTTGTGTCTCCTTTCCTGCCTTTAGGCATTAAAAAAAGAAGCCTTTACGCTTCACTATGCTGTTCGATATATTTTTTTACTTTTTCTCTTAACTTCGCCGGAACTTCATCAATACGATTTAAATCGTATGCAATTTTCTCAGACCAAAATTTCGCCATCTCGTCCACCCCCTTTCTATTCACTATAAATAACCTCTGACATCTCGGCAATGGCATCATTCTGAGTAGTCTGCCCTGCTTCAACTGCCGCAAGTCTCACCTCTATATTGCTGAGCTGACGGATGTTAAATGACGATTCAAAAACACTCTTTTCCTCTGAATACAGATATGACACTGTTTCAAAAGTATAATTTTTGTACTCGCCTATGATTTCGCCAGTATCGTCTTTTATGTACCTAAATGCTGCCAGATTTTCATCAGTCAGTTTCTTGCGGAAGTTTTCAATATCTTCAGCAGAAGAAAAATCTGCTGTGATTTTTGTTGCTGTGCTGCTTTCGGTAACGGTAAGTTCTGTGTTGTCTTTTAATTTGATTTTCATAATGTTTTTATTCCTTTCTTTTCTTTGTATAAAAATAAGAGCTGTGAAGCTCTTTTGGCGTTGTGATATGTTCTTTTTGATAAATAACAGTTTAAATAATATCTCTAGTACAAAAGTGAATTTTGAGTTTCCATATCACAGAGGAGAAATTTATTTTGTTCGTATCGGCAAATATTGTATAGTAAATGTTAAACATATTTGTGTTTCTCCTATATCGTGGGAAAGTCCATCTGTACTTGTTCCGAGTGAATTTCGTCCCAAAAGTAATTATTACATAGAAGGTGCTTATTTTGAGGTGAGAAGCAGTGGAACAGTAGCAGGTTATCAGGAAGGTGGAGCAAAAACTTTCTTTGGAACAGGTATATATGAATGTGCAAACTAAATTAAGTAATAATAACGCTATTTACAATGGTAAAAAAATGCAGCGTAAGCATTAAACTCATTACATGGAGGAGCATATATGCATATATTTTGTCCACTTATATAGCCATATGACAATACTATATTTCCAGTTGTGCCGTTCCAAGCGCTTACAAGAAATCTATACTTATCAGTATCTATAGTATGAACATGATCATTAAGTACAACTATGCTTGAAGCTGTATCTACACGAGATTTATTATAATTAAAACTTACAAACATCATTTTTGTAATTGAATTATAAAACGCTATAACGTTTTGTGTTCCACTAGCAACATTTGTAAATGTGAATGGCGTTAGGGCATTGTTTAATGCAGAGATACTCTTATCAACACTATCGGCGAAACTGCCCGCCACACTTTTATTCAACTGTCTGGCATCCGCAACATATCCCTCTTCGGTCGTAACAAGGTTGTTTGCAATGCCATTTGGTATTCTGCCTTGTGCCTGCCACTGAGTTAATGTGCCATTCGCAACATCTGCCTGATAACTTGCACTGTTAATTTCAGCAGTTACTACTTTGTTCTGTACTGGATTTGTGCTTGTTGTCGATAACTCGCTGTCAACTTCTATAACTTCTGCTATTTCTGTCTTTTTAGCATATGTCTCTTGAATGTTGTTACCATTTTCATCTGCTACCGCTTTTTCAACTGCTAAGTTAGCATTTAATACAGCTACACCGCCTGCAATTCCCTTTTCAGAGTTAGGTATGAAGTTACCGCCTACTATCTGTTGTGCTTCGTCTGCATACTTTTTAGCCTGTTGACTATAATATTTTGCATTGTCAATATCTTCATTATCTCTCGCCGATGTTTCTCCAACAGCATAAGATTTTGCAATGTTTGAATTATTTTCAACTTCAGATGCAAGTTGTTCTATCTCTTTCCGGCAACTTGCTGTATATTCAGCCGCAGATGTTGCCGTACTTGAACTCTTTAATGTTGCCGCTGCTGCTTCCTGTGCTTCTGTTGCTCTATCGCCTGCTATATTAGCACTCTCCTTTGCAGCAGTCGCTGAACTTTCTGCCTCTTGTGCTTTCTCTGTTGTTTTTTGTGCCAATGTGCTAACATCTGCAGTTGTCTCTTTTGCACTATCAGCATACTTCTTTGCCTCTGCCACATAATCAGTCAAAGCACTCACATCATCCATCTGCCCTGCAGCAGTATATGATGGATTTTGAGTAGCTTTAAGGATAAACGGAAATGTACTTATCACAGTGTTATTCTTTGTATTTGAAAATCTGATACAAAATTTTATATCTCCTGCTTCATCAGTTTCATTCTTTGTCATTTTGACACTAACAGTATTTCCGTTTGTGCTTGCATTTATCGTTACTGCTTTATGCTTAGCCGTTTCACCCTCGCAAACACACAAATCAAATTCATCTTTATTAACGACAAATTTTTCAGTACCGTTCATTATCGTACAAACAAGGATCGGTGTATCTCCCTGCATACAAGATATTACAGGTATTGCATTAGCAGATTTTACATTCAATGTTACCGGTATGTTCATGAACTGCCCCCTTTCTAAAATTTATCTGATGTTTTAACTCTGTGTTGTCTCATTATTACTCAAAAACAATGAATAAATATAATTATCAAATGTTGTAAAATCTTCCATAACCATTTGCATATTTGCTTCAAAAACTTCTCTGTCCTGAATCGTATGCCCTATTGTTGGATTTCCCTCATGTGGCACGGTTGCGTTCATAAAGGCTATTCTTGTCTCCTTATCACCGTCTTTCAACACACTTACTCCTGTTACTGTTGTCTGCTTGCTTAATATAACCATATTATCAATTCCTCCCATGTTAATTGTTCAATTTTGCTTTTATTGTCATAACTTCACACTGCAGGTTTAAAAGCTCAAACTGCATTTGCATGTTTCTTTCTATTTCCTGCTTCAAATCTCTTTTTAAACACTGACAATATTTCGTCAGAGGTGCGATAAATTCCTCGTACCGCAATGCAGCATAGTCTTTTTTATCTTCATCAATTTGAACTGTTGCATATGCGGCAAAATCATCTACCGTACCCAAAACTTTCTCAGCAGTCATTTTAACTTCATCTGCTATAAATCCGCTGTGGGTTCTTTTGCCATCTATCATTGTGTATGTTGATGGTTTTAATCCGTCTATCAGGTCATTGGCATATTGTTCATCTATTTCAGTTATATTTGTTTTTAATCGTCTGTCTGATGCCGTAAATGCTCCTGTGTTTGTTGTCACAACTCCATTTTCAGTGCCTACAGCAAACAAATACCCGCTGCTCATTTTTTTATCTTTAGCAAAAATTCCGGCAACTGAAAAATCACAATATCCCCTTGTCGTATCAGGAACAGCCTCGTCTAAAGCTCCGCTTTGGATTCCACATATAAGTTTACCCTGCATTATAGTTGCTTTATAAGGAAACCCATCCCAGCTATAATACCCAGTTCTGGAATGTGTTGAAATAAATGCCTCTCCGTCTGAATACATATATCCCCTGCCAAACTGCCATCCACCAATTGAGCCATTTCCCGAATCGTCAAGTTTGAAGTTTGTGCTATTAACAACCAAACGATTTGAATTAAGTGCAATCTGCTCTGATGATTGATTTATCTCGCTACACACATCACCGACAGAAACCTTACTGCTTATTTGATTTTGTGCCCATGTTGTAGTGGCATAACTGCTCATCCCGGCTATCGTCTGGTAGTTTCCAAGTATTGCCGAATCTGCTTTCAATGCAAGTTCTGACGCCTTTGCATAATTATTCATTCCATCTATTGTCTGATATGTCTCAGAAACCTTTGCATTTATCTCATCTGCTTTAAGATTTAATGCTGCACTTGTTACATAATCTCCCTGGATTACTCCGACAGTTTCCTTAATACCATCAATGTTCACATCTATTTGCGAAAATTTCTGCTGATTTTCCTCATTCTTTTCATAGAGTTCATACTTAAGGTTTGTGTTGCTCACTTCAAAGTTTGCCATCTGAACCCTGCCTTCTCTTTCTTCCTCATCAGCACTCAGACAAAATTCTGTCATTGCTCCGCCATATTCAAGTTTTATCGCATATATCTCTATTACTCCGTCGTCATCTGCCGGAGTAAATACCGGCTTTCCTTTTGTACTGTCATACACAAAATCGTATTTTACCCTTGTTGTTTCTGCATTATCAAATACATCTCCTGTTTCAAGAGCAGTCGGATAATATATCATTGCTCTGCCTTTTATGTAAGCTGACAATGTATAAGCCGTACCATCTAAAGGCATAAATGAATTATTTACATAAGAATATTTCTTCGACAAACTTATAATGTCACACTCATAATGCTTATGTTCCCTGTCCCATTGCACATTTCCACTATGAGCGTATTCTCCGACATATATCCATCCCTCCTGCATTTTCTGTGCATCGTAATACTGGTTAAATCCTATGTCGTCAAGAAGCTGCGACACAATCTTATTAAATGCGATATTAAGACTCTGTCCCGTAGGATCATAATTTATCGCACTTGATTTGATAGTCTCAGTTCCATTGTTTATCTCTCTTACCAAAGATGGAATATTTACCTTTTTGGCATTGATGTTTGCATCATCCGCCACCATCCTGTCATTGATAAGACCATCTCTTACGGCATTTTCAGTAATTCCACCCTCGCCCCAGAGCACATTTCCGTTTTCATCATAAATTATAATAGTATAATTATTGTTTGCATCCTTACCTATCTGGACTCTCACTTTCCTTCCGTCAGAAATCTGCATGGTAGAGTCTTTCAGCACCATAGTCCCGTCTTTTGACTGTATCTGAACATTATCCGTATAGATTGTACCGGATGCTATCTTATCCGCAGTCAATGACTTGATAAGAGCATTTGTAATAACTCCGTTACTCATTCTTACGACAACTGCATCTGAAAAATCCGTTGTGATAATCGTACTTCTGATATTGTTAATAAGTGCCGACTCAGAAGTAAGATTTTTTATATTTCCAACTGCCGCCGAAATATTATCAGTCGTAATAGTCTGTGCAATAATATTCTTTATGATTGCATCATTAGCCGTAAGATTGTCAATCTCTGCTACCTTTGCCTTAAGATTGTCAGTAGTTATGTTGACTGCTACCAGGTCATTTATCCATGCCTGCTGTGCGGCAAGCTGCTTTGTCACAATAATGTTGTTGGTATTACTCTGGTCAGCCAAAAGGCTCAATTTTTCCCCTGTCACTGCACCTGCTATAGAACCCGATGCCGTAGCCGCCGTGCTGCCTACGCTAAAACTGTCATTTGCGGGACTGTCAAGGCTTATCGTCTGTTTGTTTACTCTAAGCATCACACCGTCAATTCCAAGCATTTTTGCATTAACTTTGTACCAATTTCCTACCTGTATTCTCTCTTTATTTCCATTAAGATTATGTGGGTCTATGGCTGAAATCGTATAACTGCTATACGGCACAGAATATATATCAATATACTTTTGTGCCTCCTTCAAAAGTTCAGTCGGATCATTAATGTCTTCATACAAAACAGTACGCTGTATAACACCATACACATCTTCATTTTTTGAAAGATATTTATTTCCTCCATTTACACCGGCTATAGAAACCCTTTCAAGATTATCCTCATCGGTATAAATCTTTTGACCTAACGGAAGTATTCTCGTACAAAGTGTACTCATGTCCTGTTCACATGAATAGGACAAAAGATTATATCCAATCTCTATTACACTGTCCCCACATATTTTTCCAATCTTTTTTGACACTGTCAGCTTATCGAATAATGCTTTTCCCTCGACTAAGTCCATCTTATAAGATACCGATATTTCCCAGCCATACTTTGAAATCAATGCTGATAACTCATCAAATGTCGTTCCTCCGGATGTTGACAGCTCCGCTTTTTGCGTATCTGTGACAGTGGCATCAAATTCAATTATAAATTGATGTTCAGGCACATTACTGTTATGCCTGTTTATAAGTTCCTTTGCAAGCTCGACAGGTGACATATCAAACGCTTCTATCTCTGTACTGCTGTCCTGAAGATATGCAAGATACCCCTCACATGTCACCTGTTTGTATATAGCTCCCGTGTTGTCCATCAAAGGAACGGCTTTAAGAACCCTGCCTAAAAATTCTATTTCCGGCGTATCAACACACCATATTTTAGTAAGACAAGGTGAAAGCATATCATATCCCGGATTATCCGGATAAATGTCAAAAGACAAAGAATCCGCACAATTTAATTCCCTGGATATACTTCCCGACAATTTTCTTTCCATATGATCCGGTTGCATATCAAAAATAATTTCCTGCTTAGGCTTTCCATCTTCAATATTTTCAATCCTAATAGTTCTCATATCGTATTTCTCACACCCTCTTTCGATGAATACATATACGGATCCGCTTTAAATGTAACTGTTATAATACAGGTCTTTCTGGTTGAGGCAGATGCATCAAAAGAACTTATTTTCGCCAAAAAATAATAATCAGGCATTGCACTGTCGATAAATTTTTTTCTTGCCGCAGGTGGATACAGCCAATCCGCTATATCATGTTTAGTCCTCTCCACTTCTGCCCTATCTGAACACTTTTTCCACATTTTCACGGTAATCGTTCTGTCCTCATAAACTTTCATTCCGTTAAGATCATACGCATCTATTACTGAATCACGATACGGTACCGGTATCTCACTTGTTTTAACCGCAGGATAGCCAATATCTATACTTTCGACTGTCATTCCTTTACTTGATGCCCTTATATCATTAAATGAAAAATCACGCATTTGCTATCCCCCTTCTTGTAAGACTTACCTTTGCACCCTGTAACATATCTACAGTATTTAACGCAGCCTTTCCAACTACATTTCCATCCATCTGAATCGTAAGATTTAACTGACTTGATTTCTGTAATCCCGATGCGGCTTTACCATTTACCTGAGGTACTGTTGTTGGAAGATTTCCGGTAATAATATCTGCAAGTCCCTGTGTTTCTCTTTGCAATCCCTGTGCAAATCCAAGACCTGTGTATGCTCCAAGTTCAGCCATCACTCTTGACGGTGAATGTATTCCAAGATTTTTCTTAACCTGCTTCACCGTCTGCCCTGTCAGTTTCGCTATAGCCTTATACACATCATTACTTCCCTTTTCGATACCATTTGCAAAACCTTTTGCCACATTCGCACCGATTGATTTCATTTCTTTTTGATATGTTTTTTTGAGTTTGGCTATCTTTGTCTTATATGTTTTTTCAAGTTCTTTCATTTTCTTATCTGTAGATTTTTTTAAATCTTTATTCTGCGTTACAGCTTCCATCTTTGCTACAGCATTTTTTTGACTGTATAACTGCTTGTACTCCGCCCACTGTTCATTATTCATCTTTGTAAGCGTTTCGACATCACCGGCAGAATTCACTCCAAGACCCTCGATTTCTTTCATCATCTCGTCAGATGCTCCTCTGTCACGAAGAACCTGCAGGTTTGTACGCCATTTTTGAAGTGCATCAACCTGACGCTGTAAATTCACTACAAGACCATTCTCGTCATCCGTTTTTGTCAGGCTTACATCACTGAAAATGCTGAAACTTGATGCAATCGACTCTTTAGTTGACTTCACGGATTCATTATATGTTTTTTTAAGTTCTTCCAACTCTGATTTAAGAGTTGACATATACTCCTTGTAACTTTTCTTATAATTACTCAAATATTCCTTTTTACTGTTAATAAGATTATTTCTTGCCTCATAATACTGTTTTAAAGCATCTGTATGTGCAGATGTTCCTTTTTTCGTTGCTTTAACAACCTTATCCCAGTATGTTTTAACAGTCTTTTCGTTGTAACCATGTCCATTTGTCTTCAAGTCTCTCATTTCTATCTTGTTCTGAAGCTTTGTAACAAGAGCCTGTTGTTTCTCTGCCGTTGCTTTTTTCTGTGCTTCCAGTTTTTTCTGACGCTCTTTCTGCTCTTTTTCCAGCTTTTTTTGATATGCTGCTCTCTGCTTTTCAAGGCTTTTCCTTTGCTTTTCTCCATCGTTTGTAACTTTGTTTCTTGCAGCATAATATTTTTGCAATGCCTTTGTATGTGCAGTTGTTCCGGCATATGTAGCATTAACGACAGCTTTCCACCATTTTGCAATCGTGGCATCACTATATCCTTTGCCGTTAGTTTTCAGATCCTTATTTTTAATCTTGTCAGACAATTCTTTAACAAGAATATTTCCAAGCTGTTCAGCAGACTTTCCAACATTTTTTGAACTTGATTCGATACCCTGTATCAGACCGTCAACCGTATATTCGCCTGACTTTTTAAAAACTCTTGATGGTGAATGAATATCAAGTTTCTTTTTAAAAGCCTTGTCTGCTGCATCACCTAAGTCCTCATAAGCCTTAACAACCTCAGGTTTCTTCTTTTCAACTCCGGCAAGCAGACCATCAACACTGTTTACCCCTGCCGCTTTCATGAGTTCTGATATTTTAGCATCAGATTTCTGAATTGCATCCAATGAACTCTGGCCGCCTTTCTCAAAACTCTTTTTCATCCCTGCAGAAATATTTATTCCGACCTTGTCAAGTTTTTTCTGCATATTGTCAGCACGCTTCTGAATCTGTTTGCTTATGGCTTCATATGCAACTGTCGGGTCAGCAGAACTGCCATTTATCCCTTTAGTTATTTCCTCCGGAATATATGCACCCTGTTTTCTTGCATTAGTAGCAAGAATCATCAATTTTTTATTTATTGCCGTATTTAATGTATCAAGTGCAGTCTGAGGCGATTTACTTCCATCTTTTAATCCTGCCGCAAGTCCTTTAGGTATCTTAGTACCTGTCTTTTTAGCAATGTTTACAGAATTACTAAAAGCTCTCTTTGTGGCATCATCAACCTTGCTGCCCGACTTTCCCATCTGAACAACGGCAGTATCAAATGCTTTTCCAAGATTTTTATACTGTCTTGCAGCTTTCTTTGCGGCATTGGCTGAGTTATTTGTTTTTTTCTTTTGGTCGTCTGTTGCTCTGCTATACTTTTCAATATATTTCTGTGCCTTATCTACATTAGAATTACAATCTTTAATTATTTTTTCCTGCTCTTTAATAGTTTTATTTAATTCAGAGGAAGTCTTTTTGTGTCTTTCCTTTTCTTCTGCGTATTTACTTAATGCCTGCTGTGCTTTCTGATATGTTTCACTATAATTTTCATTATAATTCATATTTCCAGCATTAGCTTTATACTCTTTTTCTAATGCCTTTTGTGCTGACTCTGCTTTTTTCTCTGCATCTGCTAATCTTTTTTTGGAATCTGCTCGTTTCTGCGTAGCCTCCGCAAGTGCCATTTCAGCCTCATACTGCTGTTTATATTGTTCCTTTATATCAGCCTCAGCAGCTTGTGTCATATAAAGTTTTTTATAATTGGAAATTTTATCTGTTATCTGCTTATTAGATAACTTAAGTTTTCCGTTTTCTTCATCATAAGCATTTGCAAGTTCTGGTATTTGCTGAGATAATGAATTTACTATTGCTTTCATCTCAGATTTTTGAGCAGTGTTCTTATGTTCAATGTTATTAAGTTCTTTCAGTCTTTCTGCCTGCTTATCTACTGCCGCTACTTCTGACTCAGCAGACGAAAAACTGTCTTTTGCTGCCTGCACACTTTCCTTTATAGCCTTTGTCTTCTCATTCAGCTTATCAATTTCTTTCTGATCTGCCTGAGCCGCTTTTTCAGTTTCACTTGTAGACCTTTTAGTCTGCATGGCAAATGTAACTATCCCAGCAGTAAGTGTAGCAAGTGCTGTTGCCGCCAGTAAAATAGGATTAGCCATAAGTGCTGCACCAAAAGCTGTAATTAATGGAGTTACAGTCTTTACCACTGTTACACCCACAAATGCTGTTGTTAATACCCCTAACGATGCCGTAAGCGAAACTACAGCCTTAACTACATTAGGATTTTTCTTAATAAACTCCATAGCCCAGGAGATTGCTTTCTGTCCATGCTGGTACATTCCGTCAAGAGACTCATTAAGCTGTGTTCCGATAGCAATCTTTAAGTTCTCAATGCCGTTTAACATCTTCTGTTTAGCTGTCTCTGATGTATCAGTCATCTTTTTATAAGCCTCATCAGCCGCACCGGTACTATTCGTTACCTTTTTCAGAGTATTGTTGTAATCCTCTGTTCCTGTCTTTAAAAGAACTGTTGCCGCTGTCGCAGCTTCCTGACGGCTGAAAAGATTCGAAAATGCTGTTGCATCACCGCCTACGCTGTCGCTTAATATCTGAATAACATCACCAAGCGATTTTCCCTCCGCCATCAACTCCGTAAATGATTTTCCTGTCTCTGTCTGCAAAGTCGCCGCCGTTTTTGAACCCTGTTTTGATAGTTCTTTCATAAGAGACTTAATATAAGTCGTAGACTCGCTTGTTTCAATACCTCTTTTAGTAAGCTGTATATATGCTGTTCCCAAATCCTGTAATGAAACACCATAATTCGCCGCATTGGTAGCAACTTTGCCAATACTTGACGCAAGTTCATTAACCGATGTTTTACCTAAGTTCTGTACTGTCAGGAACACATCCGATACCTCAGACGCATCTTTAACCTTATTTCCATAAGAATTAAGAACCGTTGTAAGACCATCAATCGCCGTTGTACTGTCTGTAAATCCACCTTTTGCAAGTTTAGTGGCTTCACCTACTGTTTCCACCGCCTTTGATGTATCAACACTCGCTGATATAGCCTGATATGTTGACTCAGCTATATCCGTTACCGCCGTTCCTGTCTTTGTAGACAGGTCAAGCATCTCCTTGTTAAGTGTCCCCATTGATTTTTTCGATGTATCAGCAATGGTACTAACCTTTGCTGATGCACTTTCAAACTTCTCAGCACTCTCAGAACACTCATACAAAGTTTTTGCTATATCCTCGACCTTTTCTTTTACTCCTGATGCAACTATCTGGTCTGCAAGATTATTAAAAGCCTGTCTGTTACTTTCTCCAAGCTGTTCAACATTAACTCTTACTTCCCTGACTGATTTTCCATACTGGTCTATTGATGTTGCACAACCATTTGCCGAGTTTTTAGCCTCTTTCATATACTTATCATTTGTATTCAAGGCTCTGCTTGCCCTAATAGTCTCAGCTTCCGCAGTGTTTAACTTCTTATTCCAGTCCTGTACTCTATTTCCGGCAGCTTCATAATTTCTCTCGCCTTTTTTTATTGCCTCTGCAAGTTCATCAATGGTTTTCTGCTGTTTATCAAGTTCCGCATCCGTGGCTGTTCCAGATTTCTTCATTTCAGCCATTTCAGCCTGTGCGTTTTTATATTCTGCCCTTAACTTTTCAAGGCCGTCTGCAACTTTTTTCTGTGACTCAGCACTATGCACATAACCGGCTTTTGTTGCATCGAGTTTACTTCTCTGTCCCTGAAGCACCTGAGAAAGAACTTTATGCTTTGCCTGAAGTGCTTCAAGACTGTTCGCATTTTCGGCATACTTCTCTTTAACAAGACTAAGCTCTGATTTCATTCCCCTAAGCTGTCTATTACAATCCGTAACCGCTGCTTTAAACTCTTTCTCACCCTCAAGAACTATTGATGCACCAATTTTATTTTTATTCGCCATCTTATCACTCCGCTTCTAAAAGTTAATGATTTCTTCTCTTTCCTCTGCACTGGTTATCATCCTCTCATAGGTATTTGCTGAACCTCCTGCAAACATATTGCAGATTGAAGATGCAAGCATACTCATTTCAAGGTCGAATACATTCTTGTATTCGTAGTACAAATCAGAAAATTCCCCGATTGACAAAAAATTACACTCTGCCTCAGAGCATCCAAGTTTTGTCTTTGCAATAAATTTATACCAGACGAAATTTATTCTCCCTCCGTCTGGCTCTCCGAGTTTTTTTCATCGTTCTCATTTTCCGGAAACATTGAGCCTGCATATGTAGTAAAAATTTCTGTTGCAAGTTTTGCCGGATTAGAAACTGCATACACAATCTTTTTGTCAGGAGCTTTCTTACCTGTAGCCTCTGCACCTTCCTCAAGGAAAAGCATTGTAGTATCAAGCAATGCCTGATAATCAATTTCATCCAGATAGTCTTCACTTTTCTCAGTATCTTCACTTCGTGAAAATATCTTATTTTCAAACTCTTTCAGACTTCCATACTTTTTCTGAAGCTGTGCAAGTGCTCTTATTCCGCAACAAGCCGGATAAGTCTTTTCATCAATGCTCAGATTAAATATCCTCATAACCTCACCATCCTCTCACATCAAAATATGCCGCACTGCCCGGCAATGCAGCATACAACTTTTCAAAAAATAACAAAACTACTCCGCTGTCGGTGTAAATAATGCCTTAAGAGCTGCTACGGCATCAGCCTCGGATTCAACAACAGCCGTTCTTCTGTAAAGTCCTGTTTTTTCATCGGGATAAATAGTTCCCACAACGGATGGTGTTGTATATTCCAGTTTTTCTTCCTTAGTCTTAGCATCCACAGAAAATGGTGCAAATTTAACTTTTGGATAGAAAACAACTTTATACTTTCCACCATTTTTCTTACTGATATAGCCAAAACCTACCGCCATAGGCTCGTCATTACTTGTAGCGTCATATACATCAACTGTCTTTGACTCACCGCCACTTAATGCAATACTATTTTTCTTCTGTCCAAGAAGTGGACCAAAAATAGCAGGATCATCATCATCAATACCAAGCGTAATATCACCACCTGTTACTGAGCTGTCACTATCCTGCAATACATCATCTGCATAAAGCTTCGCATCATTAGAGTTTAAGTTTTCTTTAAACTCAATCGCTCCTGCAAGTTTGGAAGGTGCTGCATACTTTCCATCCTTTAACTCACCATGTAAAAATGATTTTAAACCTACCTGTGCCATTTAAACCTCGCTTTCCGCTATGTTTGTCTCATAGCATATGTGTCTTTTTTTTACATCTCTCTCAACAGTATTTAAGGCAACTTTTGGATAAGAAAAACCGCTTAAAAATAAAGCGGTTTTAATAGCCTTTTGCATATTGAGATAATTTTTATTTAAAGGTACGAAAAGATGTACCTGAAAATACATTTCATTCACAGCCGGAGCATCATCCCTAAAGCCTCCCGGCTGCTCTGCTGCCACATTGTAAACAATATAAACATCTGCATCTCCGTAATAAACATCCATGGCAACCTCCGGACAAACGGATTTCAAAGCAGTTTTCAAGTTACCAAGAACACTCATTTTTCCTCCTATCATGTCTATTTTCACAACATCCTGTCAAAAACTTCCTGCATCTTCTCCAAAACCTTCCCTTCACTGCTATTAACAGCAGCTTGCATAAAAGGTCTTGCCGGCTGGTGACTATTTCCGTATTCGAGCGCAAGTGCTTTCTGATAATTTCTAAATGGCTCAACTTTTCCGTTCTCACGCGTATAAGTTGATTTTGATGAAGCCCCCTCCGCTGTCAGATAGCCGATGTATGCACCGTTTACAGTTTTCTTTGCTTTCTTACATTTGATAGAACTTATAAGTTCACCTGTATCCCGGTGTGGCTGCAACTCACTTTTGACCGAACTTTCATAAATCGGCAATGCCTCATCTATCATCTTTGGAGCTGCCTCATCAAATATATTTAAAACATCATCAAACATATTATCCGGGAAATCAAAATCAAATACTGCCATTATTCTACCTCACTGCATGACAATTCAATGTAATACTCATCTGTACGATACGTTCTTTCTACCTTGTATAGTTTTTCATCATATTTCACATTATTTTGTCCTGAATAATCATCAAAAGCTACTTTAAAGACCTGCACAACCTTTTTATTATTTCTCAAAGCATTATAAAACTCACTCTGTCTTACCGACTTGACAGCACAAAAAATTTCCAGTTCCTCTCCGGGTACTTCCACCTCAAAGCCATCCTCATCTTCTTTCTTTTCCCCTTCACTTATAAGAAAAAGAATATCATTCAGTGCTTCCATTTGTGTATTCACCCCCAAGCGAAAGAAAATCACGAAGTCCTTCAAATGCTTTCTCAAATCGTTCAGCCTGATTATCAAAGTTAAACTGCCACTTACAATACAATTCGCAAGCCTTAAATATAAGCATATCCTGTGTATCAGCACACGCTTTTTCTTCTGATATGCCTACTCCTCTGAGCAGAAGCAGACATATCTCAATATTGCTTTCAATCTCATCATCAAGGGAACTGTGCTTTATTCTCAGGCTCTTTTTGATTTTCTCTCCAAAATCCGTCAAATATTACACCCCCTTGACTGCTTTTTCCTGGGCTTCAAGAAAACTCTCTATAATAAGACTTTTCACATTACCGCTAACACTATAGCCCTGTTCATCAGCAAGAGCCTTGATGTCCGATATAGTCATCTCCTCAAGCTCCTGCTCTGTATATGTTGAAATTGTGTTAGGGACTATAAGTTTTTTTGAATGACCTCAACAAGCGAATTGTTGTCAACGACCTTTCCATCTGCCATCATAATAGCCTTTGTCATCTGGTCGTCTGTTTCATGATCTTCATAACGCTTAACCGTTACATTAAGATTAGTATTAAGCATATAGTCCTCCATACGGAACATAAAAGCTACTACCGTATCTGCCGAAACAGTTGAAGAAAAATCTGACATATACTCAGATGACACAAAGTTTACAGGTCTGCCAAGTATTCTGTACTCAGGCTTTCCGGAAACTCCGGCATTAACACGGGCAATAGGCTGGCCGCTTGTATCTGTCATAGCTGCAATCTGATTAAAGTATGTACTCTTAGTCATATACCATTCAGCAGACTCATAAGCAGCCGGAAGTTTTCCCTCTGCATCACATAAGTTTTTAAATGTAATATCCTTACCCTTTGCAATTTCAACTTTCTGACCCTCTACTACTTCAACGGCATCTGACAAAATACCCTCAGGCTGATTTGCAGATGCACCCTCTCCTGCAATAATAGCCTTTTCTAATGCCTTAACCATTGCCTCTGCGATATTGCTTGTAAGAGTTCTCTCAAACACATCAAGCGTTACGGTATCAACAGCGATTGAAACCGCAACAACACACTTTAACTTGAAATAACTGAAAGTGATAGAGCCAAGTGTTTTCTTCTGCTTGTCTGTCTTTCCTCTTTCAGCAATCCATGTTGCAACAGGTTTCGCAGCCGAAGTAGGGACTGTCGCACCGCCTTTGTAAAAGGTTCTTGTAACCTTGTTAAGAATGTCACCTGTCTTTTCCATCTTCTCAACAATTTTATTAAGAATTGTGTTCGGAATAACTGCACCCGTATCTGATGTAGTTGTAACTTCATCACTATTCGTAAGATTTGCCGCCATCTTCTCACCATGCAGCACATAATTCATAAATGCAGAACGATACTCGATACTGTTTGTAGGGTCTTCTTTGACAATATCACCTACAGAAGCCACAATTCCATCTTTAGTACCTGCATGAGCCGCATTACTGAGTACATTTGGCACTTTAACAGCACCTTTCATAGATTCAACATTTGCTTTTGCCTCTGTGTACTGGGTATACTCATCGTCAAGAGTTTCAACATCCTCCAGCTTTGCCTTATACTCATCCATTTTGCCATCATCAAGAAGCTGTGTGGCTTCATCAAGCATCTGATTACGATAATCAACATAATCCTGTCTGCTTTTAAAATTTTTGATTACATTCATAAATTTCATGTTCAAATTTCCCCTTTCATTCTTAAAATTTTGATTTTTTCCTTGGCAACAAAAAAAGCCTCACTTGATTTATCAGCAAGACTTCCTGTTTCTGCACCTTTGATAAGATTCCTTATCTTCGCCTTTGTTTCATCCGGTATGATTCCACCAAATGCGTTATTTATGCTAAACGGCATATTGCCGTTTTTGCCTGTTTCTATCAGTTCATCAACAAAACCATATTTCATAGCCGTTTTTACATCAAACCATGACTCTCTATCCATCAGGTCAAGCAGTTCTTTTTCACTCCTGCCTGTTTTCTGCTGATAAATAGCTGATATTGCTCTGTTTGCCGTCTGTAATATCTGCGACTGTTTATCCATATCGTGATAATCGCCTCTTGCACCGCTTGAAACATTATGAATCATATACATGGCGGTTGGAAACGCTCTCACATGACCTGTTGCACACGCCACGATACTTGCCGCACTACAGCAGGACCCGCTTATATCTGCCTGAATATTACCCTTATATTGACTGATACTATAAGACATATCCGAGCCTGCAAACACATCACCACCACCGCTGTTAATAACGATAGTTACATCATCACCATTTGCATCCTCAAGCTGTTTATCAATATCTTTAGGACAAAAAGCATCATAACCCAACCAATCATATATCCACTTATCATCATTGTTTACAATAGTTCCTTTTGCATCAATCTTCACCATCACTTCCACCTCCCTCTTTCAGCTTTCCGGTATCTTTTCTGAGCAGTGCAACATCTCCACCTGGAACAGGTGCAAGATTAAGGTACTGTCTGACCTCATTTATAGTCATTATTCCTCTGTCAACAAAAGAAGTAAGCTGCAGCTTTGTGCTCATACTTGCAAAAGTAAGATTGCTGCTTTCAAATATGATTTTATTACCACAATTTCTCTGCTTTCTTGAAAACAGTTTTCTTGTATATTCATTTGCCATCTGGCATATGATAGGCTCTATCGCAGCCTCATAGTATGAAATCCACTCGTCCTCGTCATAATTTGAATGAACAATCTTATCATTTGTATTAAAAAAGCCATACACTCTCTGTATGGTTCTGTCCGTCTGTGCCGCATTGGGTACATAATCATTAGGATTTACCTGCTGTGCCTCCGCTTTAGAATCAACTGCTGCCACTCCAAATGCCTTTGAAGACATATTCATATAATTCTCAGCAAATTGCCTTGCATTACTTTCCAAGTCTTCCGGTCGCATTGACTGTGTAAACTTGAGCAGCCATCTTATCACAGCACCATTTTTAATGGCCTTGATAATTCCCTGGTCCGATGTAGTCACAACATTCATAAGTTCCACCAGTGCTTTTCCCGGCGGTTCACCAAAAATATCGTTATCGCAATAATCTTCACGCAAATGAATAATATCCGTGTACGGTATTTCCATCCACTTGCCATTTTGAAAATAAAATTTAAGATAAAGCACCTGATTATAATATTTTGCATCAACAGATGCAGCCGGTATCGGATATAAGCCACAGGGCAGACCAAAATCATCCCTTATTATCAAAATAAAAGCATTATGATTAAGAGCAAGCTGATTTGCAACTTTCTCCTGCATCATCTGCCCGGACATATACTCATTAGGTTCTTCCAAAAGATTTTTTATGTATGGCATGGGATTTACAGCAATATCCTTTGACCCATCTTTTTTAAATGTTTCCCGGATATGTTTAGCCACCGCCTTACCTATAGCCTTTGTCTTGGGTCTTATACATGAACGCACTATATCAGACTGATACAGCTTACCATTCCACACATAAAATCCATTACCGACATCAGTAATCATCTGGAAAGAACTTTTCTTACTTACATTTTTAAATCTACTAAAAAGTCCCACAATTTCTCCCTTCCAAAAATTTATATAAGAGACAAATATTCTTCAAGGTGATTTTCAAGCATGACATATGCATCCAGCAGACCAGCAAGACCGTCAATTCTCCTTGTAGGACTTGTACCCTTACAAGGCTGAATATTATTATTTTTATCAATATCAACAGATGTATTGCATATGCACCATTTAAGCACCGGATTGTTGTTGTAAACAATTCTCTTTGCCTTAAGGTCAGCACCCAATGATTTCATTGGAGAAGATAAAGTTTTCTTTCCCTGTGCCACCGGCTCCATAACGCTGCGGCCAAATGTGTCGTTCATTTCCTCAACAAAATATGTTGCACTCCATGCGTCATAGCCATCCTTGAAAAGATAAATATCTTTTTCAAGCTGCATTTCTTTGAACCACTCGACCACATACTTGTAATGTATTTTATTTCCGGGACAGGTTCTCATCCACCCCTGTTCAATCCATAAATCATAAGGAATTTTATCTTCTTTTACTCTTTGCTCCACCAAATCTTCCGGAATCCAGTACATCTGCTCAACATAGATATTATCATCACCGGGCACCATGAAAAGCATTGTTGCATTTGTCAGGTCATTGGTTGATGACAAGTCATTGCCACCTATTCCATACCTTGGTTTAAGCTCTGCTATATCAAATAATGCGTTATTATCAATATCTTCAAAATTAAGCCAGCTCTCTGATGATGTCTCTCTGATATTAAACTCTTTGCAAACAAGGTTCTTTACAAGAAGCGGATTTTCCTGAGCTTTTCTTACTTTGTCTCTCAGTGTATCTTTATTCTTGATGGTTCCCAAGCCAGGGTTTGCCTTAATCCAGCAATCTTCCCGAACCCATTCCTTACGGCTGTCAAGCTCATAAATAAACGGGAACAGATGTGGGTCTTTGTATCCGTTATCATCAAAAAGACCATTGATAACTCTCTCAGCTTCATCATATTTTTGGTCGTAAATATCTTCCCTGATAGTTCCTGCCGTAGATGTGATATATATAAGCGGCTGGTCTCTAGCCGTCACACCATCTGCCATAATGTCATACAATGCTTTGCCATTCTTCCACTGATGAATTTCATCCATCATACAGCCATGAACATTCAGACCGTCAAGACTGTCTTTATCGGATGCAAGTGGTCTATACACACCATTATTAAACTCCTCACTGGACAGCTTTGACACAAGCGGCTTTATCCTTTTGCGAAGTGCCGCCGATTTAAGCACCATTCTCTTTGCTTCTTCCCAAATGATATTTGCCTGTTCTCTCTTAGTCGCAACGGCATATATCTCCGCTCCCGGCTCTCCATCCGCAATAAGAAGATACAAACCAACGATAGACGCAAGCAGCGACTTACCATTTTTCTTACCAACAATAAAAATCGACTCTCTACACTGTCTGTTTCCATTATCATCAATAAAGCCAAACACGGCGGCAAGATGTGCCTGTTCCCACAGTTCTAAACGAACATCATTTGTCGTTCCCTTCTTATGTTTTGACAATTTACAATAGTTTTCCGCAAACTCCAAAACATGATTTGCCCTCTTTGCCGAGTAATGATATTCATCCGGATTTTTAATATGCCACGCAAGATACTTGTACCATCTGTATATCTTATTTGATACTTTAATCTCACCTTTTTCAATCCTGTCAAAATACTCAAGGATAGGATTGTAATCTAAACAATATCTTCTCATACATCCTCACGCCCTCCAACAAACTCGTCAAAGCCATCGTCTTTCTCAACAACCTCAACGGCTTTCGTTTTCGGAAGACAATCCTGCAATATCTTCATTGCCTGGGTCTGTTTCTGAGAAAACTGTAAATAAAGCTGTGCATCAGGACTCTGCTTAGTTCCATATTGATTTTCGCCGTTCTTATACTCCGCTGTAGTTCCGTCACGAATGATATTTTCCCTGAGGTCCTGCATCGTGATACTCATAAAAGCAACATCATCAATGGTTGCTAAAACAAGTTTCTTTTTATTCTCGTCAATCTCCTTAAACAACCGCTTTAATCTTGCAACTTCTTTTTTCACACGCTTTTGTTTCTCTAAATACTGCGAAATACTATCCGCTTTTTCATCCCTGTGCATTGCTTCCTCTTCAATTTCTTCCGGTGTTACCACTCTGTTCTCACCTCCTGATACCACACCCCCCTTATGAAATGACCTGCATTTCAAATCAATCTAGGCTACCGGTGTTTTTAGAATGTCCCAAACACCCATAAACAGGGGGGTTAGAGCTTTGCTATAGGCTGTCCGTTCTCGTCAAACATGACAAGCAAGCTCCGTCTCTTGTTATTAACTCCATGCCCCTCGAACCTATCATGACAATCCTTACAGACATACTCTAAATTGCTGTGATTTAAAGTAATATCTGGATTCGATATGTTCTCAGGTGTAATGTGTGTACGATGATGTACGATATATCCAAGCTGTTTACCACACTCCTGGCACATACCACCATCGACAGCAATCCTCTCACTTATAAAAGACCGCTTACAGTCTTTCCAAGCCTTACTGTGATAAAATTTGTACGCATATTCCTTTGCCATCTTTCAACCTCACTCATTTGACATATCTTTATATTTTGTCAAATCATTCTTATCTGTCTTCTTTCATTAAAGTGCAGCAAAATTATTTATCCCCATTTGACACACCTTTAATATGTCAAATAGCACATATAATAAAAAAAGAAGCTACCTTTTTCGCTTCTTAAATGATAAATTCTTTATTGCTTTGTCCTTATTATCCTGATTTATTCCAATATATCTGAGTGTAATTGATATATCTGAATGGTTAAGTATCTCTTTTATCGTCACTGCATCATGCGTCTGCTGATACATATGATACCCAAATGTCTTCCTAAGAGTATGCGTTCCTATCTTATCAATATCGAATTGTCTGCCTGCTTCAGATAAAATGTTGTAAGCCTGCTGCCTTGTGATTGGTCTGTTGCCTCTTGGAGACTTAAACAGATACTCATAATCATCCTTGCCATATACATAATCTTTTATGGCAGGTTTAAGCTCTGCATTGATTGGAAACCTTTTCTCTTTCCCAGTCTTTTTCTCCCTGATATAAACAGCATCTTTATCCCTGACATCACGCACACGAAACTTAAGTATATCGGATATTCTAAGTCCCGTGTATATGCCAAACATAAACATCACATAATTTCTATCGCTCTTGCCCTTTAGATATTCAGCAATATCCATCACAACATCTAAATCTCTGATAGGCTCAACAGTATTCAACCAACCACCTCCCAACAGTACAATTACCGTTATAAGTGTACGAAAAAAGGAGAAGATATGCATCCTCTCCTTAATCAAAACTACTGTTCCTACTCTTGCGATACTAACATAATATCACAGAATTGCTTCGTGTGATTCTCATTTTTTTGAAATTTTATAAATTTTTTTATTTCTGCTCATCTATAAACTCACGCATCATTTTGGAAATCTGTGCTGCCTGACTCACTCCCGCTTTCTCACAGGCTTCCTTAAATTCGTCAGCTAACTCTCTTTTTAACTTAAATCCTTTTGTCATATATCCGGCTTTCTTCTGCCATTTTTCAGTTGCCTTTGTCTGTGCTGTTGGCATCATATCACCTCTTTACTTTTTTTTATTTTCCTGCTATTATTTTTATACCAAGGACAGATAGCAGGAAGTTGTAGGTCTGCCCTCGGTTTGGATTGTATAAGCTCTACTTTTTAAGTAGGGCTTTTACTTTTTCCTTTGCGTCTTGTAAGTCTTTGCTTTCTTCCAAGATTGCTAAGATTTTTCTTGTTTGATTTTCCTCTGCTGTATCTTTTAATAATTCCGCTAAGTTCATTTCTTCGTTCTCCATTTCTATCTCCTTTCCTGCCATTCCCTTGCTACAATTATATCATACTATAAGGTTACCCTTATGTCAATAGTTTTTTGAAATTTATTTTATTTTTTTCAAAAAAAGACGGTCTTTCGACCGCCTATAATCATTTACTGTTTAATGATTTATATTATATTGCAATGTTTCATTTATACATGAGATAAGAAACTTTCTTGCTTCATCATGATTTATATTTTTTTCCTTTGAAACAGACTCCGTTACAGCCTCAAATATATATACCAACATTGATATTTTATTCAGCAAACTTCCTACTATAACTACTTTTATCTTACTTTTTATATTTTGACAAATTACAATTCCCATGTTATTTCTCCTTAATCTTTGATATAATATTTTAAAATATTTATGAAAGGTTGTGTTACTATGACAAATGAAACTAATCCCATTATTTCAAGTATTGGCAAAGCAATAGAAAAAAATCCACAAATATATGAAGATGCATTAAAACCCACTGCTGTTGAAACTGGTAAATTAGCTGGCAGAATTCCAAGAACAATTAACGCTATTTTTGCTGGTCTTGACAAATGGATTCTTAAAAGGGAATATAGCGTTGAAGAAACCAAAAAACTTCTTGAACAAAAGTTACAAAATATAGAACCAGAAAAAATTGTTCCTCCTGAACCATATGTTGCCGTTCCTGCAATACAAGCCATCTCTTATTCTATGGATAGTGATGAATTAAGAAATATGTATGCAAATTTATTGGCTCATTCTATGACATACGATACTAAGGAAAATGTACATCCTGGATTTGTTGATGTCATTAGACAACTTTCTCCAAGTGATGCACGATATTTTAAGCATTTATGCACATTAAAATATAGACCAATGGTCGATATTTCACTTGATATTCCAGGTGGCTTAGAACTGCCTATACAAAAAAATGTTAATACTTTTTCAAAGGGTTATACAAATGATTTTGTACTTTCTAATGATAATTTATGCAGATTACAATTAATATCTATTCCCAATGATACATGGTACGGTGATGATACTATCTACAAACCTTTATTAGATTACCTAAAACAGGAACATACTCTTGAAAAATATAAACATTTATCTCCTAATGCAACTAATATGTCATTTACTAAATCTCGTATTGATATAACACATTTTGGCAAACTCTTTTATGAGATTTGTGTAAAATAAGCCTATTGCTGGGATAACTTCATATCCCAGCTATTCACTTTCAATCATTCATTCTTAGTTTTTACCTTTACTACTCACCTCTCATATATCTTCACTTTGTCACTACATATTCCATTATCCTCGGCATCTTCTCTCTGCAAGCTGCTCTAATAACCATAATCGCCCGTTTGATACCCTCACAAAAGTAGTCATTATATTCAGCATCAAAGTACGGTGCAATCTCTTCCACATATTCATCAAAGTTTGCATAAGAGTATTCCTGTTCATCCTCAAGTTGTTTTATCAAATCGACAATTCCACCAATTAAACAGTTAAAACAACTATCATATAAGCCACACTTTTCTTCCTGCTCATCGCAAAACGCTTCTTTTGACTCCTTTATATCGTCCAGTCTGCCTAACAGCTTACACTCAAAGCTCTTTATATGCTCTCGCCGTTCTGCCTCCTGCCTTTTTGCTTCTGCCTCAATCAACTGTATAATTTCTCTCTGTCCCTGCACTGCTGCACAATCTTTTTGGTCTGGGTGCTGCTTTAAAAATGTATCAATCCTATTTTCAAAAACTTTTATAAGTATGTTTTCATCAATCATTCTTCTGTTCCCTCCTTAACTCTCACTATGATTCTGTTTTCCGGGAATGTATGTGTACACTTGACATACTTGTTTTTATTTGCGTCCAAATCAGCTTCGTCAATGCTTATAAACTTTCCCTGTGCATCTGCAAATACTATATGTGGCTGCTGTATCAAATCAATAACCACGCTTTCAAGATAGTTTAATTTCAACGCAGCCCTATTCTTCTCAACTACCGCATCACCCTTTTCTTCACGAAGTCTTGTTTCCACTGCCTTAAGCTGTTCCACTCTTGTTTCAAGTTCCTGCACATAACCAACCTTTTTCACAATCTTTATCAACAATTTATTAAACATATCAACATCCTCCTGTTTTATCTTATTTTTGCTCTTTCTTCTCTCCGAGCTTTTTTCCAATCTGTTTCACATCTGCTCCTTTCCGGGAGCTGCACCACACTCCCAGCATTTTATTTGTGATAGTCAACTTTCCTACAGCTATTTTTTTGCTATGTAAAGGTGCATTTAAATTTTTTATCTTGTCGGATTCCGACAAATCAACCACGATTTAATAATCGCTGTTCAAGTTCGCTCATATCTGAGGAACTTATATCTCTCTGGTTAAATGAATTAAACTGATTTTTCTTTTTAGTTGAATATCCTGACTTTGTATTGCCTGACGGCTTTTGGTCTGCCCGCTCTGTCTTATTCCAATAATCAGCAGTGCTTTTCCAGTTTATTCTCCTGCCATACTTGTCTTTCCAATCAATACGGTCATAATATTCAAAAAACTTTTCATGATTGATTTTAAGATTGTTTAAAGCAACATAATCTTTTACCTCCTGAAGCGTTGGCACTATAGATAGAGTGTTAGTATATTTACTATTACTTTTACTATGTTTTAAAATGTCTGCATTTTCGTTCAAAATGTCTACATTTTCATCCAAAATGATTACATTATCCGGTAAAAGGGCGACTTTAACTAAGAGGTATGCTCTCTTCATTTTTACAGTTTTCCTTCTCCTTGTTGCGAAAAGAAAATTTTCTTGAATTTCCTCGGAAGTTAATATTCCGTTTTCTTCAAGCTGTTCCAATGAAAAGACACCCCACCTTGCACAGCAGTTCACTATTTCATTTACACGATTGAACATTTTGTCACCCCCGCCAAACATTCGTGACGAAATTAACAAAGCACTCTCTCGCTGCCATTCACAATAATACCCATGTTCACCATAAATCTTTTTTAACAGGGCAAATATAACGGCGTATGCCTTTAACCCACATTCTGCTGTTACAAGTTCAATATTAGTATCAGTCGCACATTTAACCGGAAAGTAGTCAATACCTTCCTTATGGTTCATATGTGCTTCCTCCTTTAATCAAACAGGTCTATTTTACAAAGGCAAAGAGAACATCCGACTACACGGCACAGCCACATAGTCGGCACCCTCTTATAATGACCCATATGCTCCACCAGATTACTGACAAAACATACAAGTCCATATAAAAATAAAAAATTATATATTAACACATATATTTCACCCGGATTTCCAGACAAAATATACACGCTAATCCGCAATCTATCATGAGGTCCACTTACCCCTATGATGTTTTTCAACTGCCCTGTATTTTCTTGGCAGCTCTGAATAATAACTTTCTTCCTTGAGCTTGTCCAGCTTACAGAAAAACTCACTTCTTTTTCTATAAAAAGTTGCCTGACTGCAGTGTACATTCTCTTTTTTACAAAGTTGCTGAAAACTCATCCCCGGAGTTGTACAATATCTAAGAATCGCACTTGCAAGCTCTGCATCAGTCAGCCTTGCAGCTTTTTCAACCAAATCAACTTTACTGCTGAGCAAAGCAAGTCTGATTGCCACATCTTCAACCGGAGACTCATAATTATGTGCGTGTGGCATCCCATCATAATTTACACCTGAGACACCAAAAGCATCTTCAATATCTCTAATCTGAGCTTTCCATGAATTATACTGATAACAGAAATAATTTAACTCACGATATTTAAACCGATTCAGCCTTTTCAAAGGCTTATCATCTCTCCTCATTACATCTCCCTTTATATTCTTCAATCGTGTGGTATGGTGCTTCTGTTTCCACCGCACCACTTCCACACTTACTGCACTTTTTGTTCACTCTCCTGGTACTCCAAACTTTTCTGCCACAATTTTGGCATGTAACTACATAGAATGGATCCCCAGGATAATAATTGTTACATTTTATCTATTTCTTCTCCTTTCTCTTGATTTTCACCTACACATCTACTATACTTATAGTAAGAGCTGTTACCGCAGCTCACAAAAGAAGGGAGATGAGCAGATGAAAAAGAAGCTTTGTTCATTAGCTTTAAGTATTTGCCTTGTAATAGGTTCTATCTCATATACAGATGTACCAGTACAGGCAAAAACTTATGTTTACTATGTTCCAGGTTCAAGCTATGCATATCATCCAAATCGCAACTGCAGAACCTTAAAACGAAGTAAACATGTTAAGAAGATTACACTTAAAAAAGCGAAATCTCTTCACCTTAGAAAATGTAAGGTCTGCCACTAAAACAACTTTACATTTTCAGTTCTGGCACAGGAAACCACTTTCCTGTGCCTTTTTTATTACTTTGCAACAATCTCGTTTTCATCCTGTTCTCTTGTATATCCAAGCTGTCCCATGTAGCTGTCAGCAAATCTTGTAAAGCACTGATTTCTTATGTGCTGCTTCTGCTCCTCTGACAAATCATTAAAGTTTACATAACCGCCGTCTTTAGTCGGCACGAGGATTTTATGCGTTATATTCTTTTTTGCCATAATTCTCTCCTTTTCTGCTTTTGTTTTATTTTATGCTCAAGTCTTGACCACTGTTCAGTGTGCACTTACCAATATTGGCATTCCTATTTTTGTAGGTGTGCTTAGTTCATTGATAACAACATTACTTCTTTCTCTTTTTTAAACTCGTCAAAATGTCGTCTGCAATATCCTCAACATCCGACCAGTGCAATATCACAAAGGATATTGCAGATGCAATTACCGCACTGATAACAATCTGCGCCATCTTACCAAACCACCTCACTTCATATTCGCTAAAATACGGACATTCAATTTAGTTCCTTTTTCCTGTAAAGCTACAATTTCGTTAATAACATCATTAAGTCTCTCGAAATTATGCTTGGGTATGTCAGAATTACAATTCACCTTTAAATACAAATCAATGGCTTTTTCTGTATGCTCTTTTGCACCGATATATCTTTTTGTAGTTTCAACATTTTTATGTGAAAAAATTTCCTGGAACTTCTCTGCTTCCATCAACTCTCTAGCCTTATCATCATCCAATGTGTCAAGAAGTTCCTTAGCCTCCGCAAACTTTCCATCAATAATAAGTTTCTCAGCTAACTTTTCAACTGCAGTTCTTCGGTCAAGTTCTGCCTGTAAGTCAGTTATGTTTTTTACTTTATCCATCGTTCTCACCTCGCTTTCTACAGTTTCAACAAACATTCCCTTATTTTTTCTTGTCCTAATTCATATCCTGCCATATAATAAATGTGCGACCATTTCAAAATGACAGGAGGTGAATTTTTATGGACGATTTAACCAAAGAGCAACAGCAACTATTGACTTTGATGTATAAGGAAATATTGAACCGACAACCTGCCCTTTCTATGGAAAAGGCAAATAAATTTAAAAATTCCGACCAACTCATCGAACTTTTCTCTCTCGATATGTCATCAGACTATGCTTCTGAACTATGTTGGAAATTAGAATCAAGGGGTTATATAACTTGTTACCATGGCGATGACTTGGCAAACGATATTTCTCTTTGCGACAAAACCATCATTTATATGGAAAACAAGTTCACAAACGGTGTGAAAGATGTTCTTTCATTCTTATCTAACTTCTTTTAATTTTCTGAGGCTGCCTTACTATTTGAGGCGGTCTCTTTTTTCATAATATACATCCTCTGCAACAACATCTTTATTCTTTTCAAAGTTCTTTGCATATCTCACATCCCTTGTCCAAAAGCAAGTGTGGTCGCTCTTATCTCCATTCATATAGCAAGTTCTTTTCTTGCAACCCTCTTTCTGTCCATTGCACAAATAAAATACATTACCCATCTGTTTATATCACCTCTTTTCTTGATTTTTACATTACATTCCCCTATACTTTTAATACAGGCTATTGCCGTAGCCGAGTATTAAAAGAAAGGAGATTTTTCTACTATGACACTTGCTGTTGTCGTTTCACTAACATTAGGTCTATGTGGTTTTATTTCCCCTGTAATCACAGCAATAGTAAATAATCACTATCTGCTTAAAATGCGAAAACTTGAACTTGAACAAGAAAACCGCAAAAATAGTAAAATTCATATTCGTAATATTTTAGAACAGTACCTTAAAAGTGCTGGACAAATTATTGAATTTAATAATGACGAAACTCAAAGGGAATATGGAACTTACTATTTTTTAGCATTAACATATGTTCCTAATGATATATATTCCAAAATGATACAGTTAAATAACTCTATATCTGAGTTGGACAACAAGGCTGCAACAAAATTTTTAGAAGAATTATCTTCCTCTATATCTGACTTATTAAAAAAATAGTAAGTATCACACAAATAAAAATTACATACACAAGATATCCAATAAAATTTTGTCCTGTTTTTTTTGATATCTTGTGCATTATCAATGTACATATTGCACCCATTATCCATAACGCTGATATTGCTAAAACTGCTTGTGTAGTTTCTGACACATTCTCACCTCGCTTTCCTTTTATTACCCGCCATTTCCTCTACCATTCCAAGAAGATAGCCCTTTTTAAAATCTGACATTCTAGGAAGTTCTTCTTTAAGAAGTTCAATGATCTTTTTTTCTTTATCCTTCATCGTTCTCACCTCCTCTCTCTTATCATCTTCACTGCCAGCACAAGCACCGCCACATCTGCAACTACTTCCAATGCTTTAAACACAATCTGTAAAATCTCCATCTCCGCACCTCCTAAAATTTATTTGACAAATCTTCAGAAAAAGCATATCCTTTTACCGAGGGAAAGATTTTTTCTCTTTCCCCCTTTTGTTTAATTGAAAAGACTTTTTACTAATTTGATAATCATATCAAGTAATTCAGTTAAGTCTTTCAGTAGGTCGATAGTAGCTGTAACTGCTATCACCCAGGCAAGAAATGCTTTGCGTTTCTTGCCTTTTTTCTTATGCTTTTTCTTTGGCATTGTTTTTTCTCCTTTCTTGTTGGCTATGTCTACATGATACATTCCCTAAGTCAACTTGTCAATAGTTTTTTGTGTACTATGCCAACTTTTTTATTGATTTTTACTTTTTTTCGTGCTATGCTTTAGAAAAAGGAGGTGAAAATAACAATGACACAGGGCGAACGTATTAAAGAGTTACGTAAATATTTAGGTTTAACTATGGATAAATTTGGAGAGTGCTTAGGAGTAACTAAAGCCGCCATATCCAAGATTGAACATAACGATAGAGGTGTTACTGAGCAAATGACAAAATCAATATGTCGTGAGTTTAATGTAAGTGATGAATGGTTACGCACTGGCAATGGAAAAATGTTTATTGAAAAATCCAAAGATAAACAAATTTCCGATATGTTAGACGATATATTAAAAAGCGACGAAACCGATTTTAAATACCGTTTAATATCTGCACTATCTAAATTGGATGATGATGATTGGGATAGCTTAGAAAAAATAATACGGTTATTATCAAATAATAATTCCGATGTTTTTTCATATGATGAAATTCCGACAGCCGCAGAAATTGAAGCAAACTATTCACCTATTGCTGCCAAGGACTTAAAAGGAAAGAATATCGGATAAACACCCGACTTATAGTTTCATTTATATTGTATTACTATAAGTTGCGTGCTACCTTTAAAATCAAGATTGTAATATAATGTATTGTTACATTTACAATAAATAGCATATATGTAAGTGTTTCGGTAATATATATACTTTCTTATCATCTTTTCACGACCTTCCGTTTATAAGCCGGGTGCAGTGAAAAGTATAAATTTAAAGCATATAATAAACTATAAACTTAAAAGAGGAGGTTTTTTTGTTGGCATTAAATATTGATGAATTACAAAAAATATGTACACCGGATAATATTGTTATCACTATTCATGCAGCTAAACGCTTAGAACAGCGTGGTATTCGTCTAAAAGAAATCCTTGATTGTATTTTTAATGGCGAAATCATAGAACAATATCCGGATGATTATCCATATCCAAGCTGCCTGATATTTGGAAATCAAAATGCCGAAAAGCAACTTCATACTGTAGTTGCTACTAATGGCGAACGACTTTGGATTGTTACAGCTTATTATCCTTCTCATGATAAATGGATGGATGATTTAAAAACTCGAAAGGAGGAATAATCATGAAATGTTTTTTATGTAAAGGAAATGTTACAGATGCAACGACAACATACATGACAACATACAATAACTGTTATATCATTATTAAAAATGTACCTTGTCAGAAATGCGAACAGTGTGGTGAAGAATTTATAAGCGGAACCACAATGTTAAAAATCGAATCTATAATTGATAAGTTAAAAAACATTCTAACTGAAATCGCTATTGTTGATTTTAAGACTGCTGCTTAATCTATTATTTTGAAAACTCAAAATAAGGAGATGTAAATATGCATAAATATGAAATGATTGTTTATTGGTCAGAAGATGACGCAAGTTTCATTGTTGAAGTCCCAGAACTTCCCGGATGCATGGCTGATGGTGCTACTGCTGTTGATGCCCTAATAAATGCAGAGCAAGCCATAAATGAGTGGATTGAAACCGCCAATTCTATAGGTCGTGAAATTCCACAGCCAAAAGGTCGTTTGATGTATGCTTAATTCATTTAACGATTTCTTAAATATTGAAGAAGTAGAACCTGATGAGTGGGACAAAGCAATGATAAAAGATATTGAAACTAACCCTGATTGTAAAGAATTTGTTTCTGAAGCTGAAGCATTAAGGGAATTGGGGCTTGATTAAAATGATAATCCTGTCGGAATCCGACAGACATTAAATCTAATACGCATATTGCAAATCATTTTTGCATATGCTATAATGTCGTCAGACAAAAAGAAATTATGTAATCACAATGAAACAAAACCCCGAAAGTGTCGCATACTCTCGGGGGTTTTTATTCTTTATTG